ACCTTATACCAGAGCCGACCATCAGATGATAAACCTTTTCCTTTATTGTACCTCTGCCACAACAACAGTGTTGATAGCAGATCACGGTCGGTCTTATCTTCACTACGGTATATACCTCTGTATATACTATGCTCCCACCCCAACATCTCTAGATGTACATGCATATCGAACTTTACTGCATCAAGTCCAATCGCTACAGGGTCAACAAATTGCTCCCACTTACTAGACAAACAAACACCCATTTCTTGAATGTTCATGCCTTTAAACACTACTGGTAGCCCTACACCACCCAACTTAGAGTACATCTTTGTTATGGCCTTATAAATCTTGTTCTCACAAGCTTTAATAAAACGTCCAAGATCCAAATTGTACTCAGGGCTCCTAGGTTGAATAGCCCTAGGAGCCTTACCCCTAACTACTTTCTCTACTTTTACAAACAATTTAGAGACAGCGTCACTTCTATTTACATCCCTATGTCTCAATTCCTGATAAGCTTTCTCGTACAATACTCGCTTGCGAGACCGAAACGTTTCAACGACTTGACGTCGTGTCATCGGTGTGACATGCTTGCATTGTTCGATTATGCCTTTCCGGAAGAGCCTCAGGGACGACCTCAAGAAGTCGGCGTCTGGCTCAAGGGCCTCCACAAATGCCCCATCCACTTTACAAAAATACATCCTCTCCAAAAGAGAGGCACACATAGTACGTATATCACCGTTATTGACACCGTAATCAGAAAATCCGGAGATTCCATCAATTCGGTACAACTTACGGATCTTCACAGAGCCTGCCTGGTCTAAAACTACCCGTATGCCCGGATGTGACAGACCACTTACATGGCTATCACCAGGTAGTTCAACCAAGCGCCCTCATACATCAGGACAATGAACTCCAACTAGCAGGTCCCATAACCTTCCGGTTATTGCGACACGTCTAAACCTCCGAGTAGGTCCAAATCGCCGCTGCGCTATTCGCACATCTTCCCTAGTTGGAGTAAACAAAAGCTCAGTTACTTCATCTACTAATACAGTGGAATGCTCGGGTCTAACACCATATCCATCACAAGCATTCTGTAGGAACTTTCGGGCCACTGTGTAATTTGCTGGAACATCAGGATTCATAAGACCAAATTTAGCTCTACCTAAATGGTACAAATGTTTC